ACACGCCCATACAAATATCAAGCGAGCATGATTGATGAAATACAGAGAGTATGGGACGGAAGGAGAAGACGATGAGAACAGAACGAAGACTAAAGAACACAGTGCCATTCAAGAAATTCTTAGCTTGGTATATCAAATGGCTCGGAATTACATTCGTATGTGTTAGTGCATTTCTAGTGATGGCATTGATGGTGCTGTTGTTTGTAGGAAAGGCGGTAGAAAATCACCAAGCAAAAGTGGATTTGATTAGAAGTGGGCAATACGTTGAACCTGATTTTCAGGAAACGTGGAACAAAAAAGCCGATGAAAACAATCATCGACCTAAAACCAATTAAATTATAAAAAAATAACTGCGAAAAAGCAAATTAAGGAGTAAAAAACTATGGAAGAAAAAATTGTATTTAAAAAGAAAGTTATATTGCCAATATCTCATAACGAACGATACCCAAGAATTAGAGTGGAAAGAGAAACTTATGAAGAGATTGTTAAATTATCACTCGTAACTGGACATACTCAAAATGACATCACTACCGAACTTCTTAATTTTGCGTTAAAGCATGTTGAAGTTAGTGATGAAATAGAAATTTTTGATAAAGGAGTTTAAAAATGACAGTTAAAATCAACAAACTAGAAATCGAGAATGTGAAGCGTGTCAAGGCTGTCACAATCGAGCCTACATCGAATGGACTCACAATTCTCGGTGGAAACAACAACCAAGGGAAAACAAGTGTCCTCGATGCCATTGCCTGGGCATTGGGTGGCAATAAGTACAAACCAAGCAAGCCAGCTCGTGACGGGTCCATGAATCCACCAACACTTCGAGTGGAATTGTCAAACGGACTAATCGTGGAACGCAAGGGCAAGAATTCAGATTTGAAAGTTACGGATCCAAGTGGACAAAAAGCAGGTCAACAACTTCTTGATTCATTCGTGGAAGAACTTGCTTTGGATTTACCAAAATTCATGCAATCAAATTCAAAAGAAAAAGCCAATACATTGCTTCAAATCATTGGCGTTGGTGATAAGCTCTACGAACTAGACCAAACGGAATCCCGATTGTATAGCGAGCGTAGAGCCATCGGACAAATCAAAGAACAAAAGAAAAAATATGCAGCGGAACAACCACAGTATCCAGATGCTCCAAATGAATTAGTAAGCATTTCGGACTTGATTCACGAGCAACAAGAGATTCTTGCACGAAATGGTGAGAATGCTCGTAAGAGACAGAATCGAGAAGAGATTCGTTCTCAATTGCATCAATCTGAAGAAAGATTAAAACAAATCAAGGAAGCACTTGCTGAAGAAGAATCTAAACACGAGAAATTGATGGGAGATTACATTATTGCAAACAAATCCATTGAAGACTTAGTGGATGAATCCACAGAAGAAATAGAAGCATCAATCTCAGACATTGAAGAAATCAACCGAAAGGTTCGAGCAAATCTCGACAAAGAGAAAGCTGAAGAAGATGCAAAAGAATACGAGAAACAATACAACAACTTGTCAGCAGAAATCGACAAGGTTCGAGATGAACGTAAGTCACTTCTCGACAATGCGGATTTACCACTTCAAGGACTATCAGTCGAAGATGGAGAACTCGTCTTCGAAGGGCAAAAATGGGACAACATGAGTGGCTCTCAACAATTGAGAGTATCGACCGCAATTGTTCGCAAATTAAAACCAGAATGTGGATTCGTACTATTGGACAAACTCGAACAAATGGACATTCCAACATTGACCGAATTCGGCAAGTGGTTAGAATCAGAAGGACTCCAAGCCATTGCGACTCGAGTGTCTAGTGGAGAGGAATGCCAAATCATCATCGAAGATGGATATGTAGTGTCTGATACAGTCACGCCATTCCAAGATACAGAACCAACGAATAAATGGTCGTTTTAAGAAAGGAGTAAACAATGAATATTACAAGAGGTAAACAAGCAAGAGCTCAACGTGTCGTGATTTACGGTACTGAGGGCATCGGGAAGTCAACATTCGCATCACAATTCCCGAATCCATTGTTCATCGACACAGAAGGCTCAACATCGAACATGGATGTAGCACGTATGGATAAGCCTACATCATGGACAATGCTTATGAATCAAATTGCATTCGTCAAAGCGAACCCAACAGTTTGTAACACATTAGTCATCGATACAATCGATTGGGCTGAAACATTAGCAATCGAGAGTGTATGTGCTCAACACGGAAAGAAAGGCATCGAAGACTTCGGATATGGCAATGGATACACGTATGTCAGAGAAGAATTTGGAAGATTCTTAAACAAGCTTCAAGAATTAGTAGACATTGGTATCAACGTGGTATTGACAGCACACTCTCAACTTCGCAAGTTTGAACAGCCTGATGAAGATGGCGCTTATGATCGCTACGAATTAAAACTTGGTAAGAAGACGAGCTCGCAAACTGCCCCAGTTGTAAAAGAATGGTGCGACTTACTTTTATTCTGTAATTACAAAACTGTGGTAATGACATCAGAAACTAAGAAGAAAAAAGCACAGGGTGGTAAACGTGTCATGTACACTACACACCATCCAGCGTGGGATGCTAAGAATCGACACGGACTCCCAGATGAGCTGCCAATGGAATATGCTGCAATTGCTCATATTTTTGAATCAAGTAAACCTAAGACTGTTGAGACGGTAGCTCCTCAAAACGTGGGCGTTGGAAAAGTAGTAAGCGAACCACAAGTTGACGAGCAAGTTCCCTCAGTTGATGAAGTTATCCCAACAGGAACGAGTGGAGCAGAAACTCAAGGAGATCCGTTCCCTATTAAAGAACCAATCAATATACCAGACTCTATTCCAAACAGTCTTAAAGATTTAATGCTTCAAAATTCAGTAACTACTGAAGAACTACAAGCGATGGCATTTAGTCGCAAACACTTCCCAAAAGATACGCCGATTGAAAACTTCCCATCAGATTATTGGGACTTCATCGTTGCTCATTGGGACGAATCAATGCAAGTAATCACTCAAAATAGAAATTTATTTAAATAAGAAAGAGGTAAACAATTATGACAGAATACAACAACAACTTTGAACGTGAATTTGGATGGGATGACGTTATCCAACAGGACCAAGAATTCGTACTCCTACCAGAAGGACTATATGAATTTACAGTAACAGGATTTGAACGAGCACGACACACTCCAAGTGGAAACGGAAAGCTTCCAGCGTGCAACAAAGCAATCGTATCGGTTGAAGTGGTAGCTCCTCAAGGGAAAGTAACAATGAAACACAATCTATTCTTACACAGCTCAACTGAAGGTATGTTATCAGCGTTCTTCGGAGCAATCGGACAAAAGAAAAAAGGTAGTCCACTTCAAATGAATTGGAACACAATCACGGGAGCTCGTGGCGTGTGCAAAGTAGGTATTAGAACTTACAACGGGAACCAATACAACGAAATTAAATCAATGTATTATCCAGAAGATGTCAATCCAGATCATGTGTTGAATCGTACTCAACAACCAGTACAACAATTCCAACAAAACCAACAAGTACAACAACCAACTCAACAAGCACAACAACCAACTCAACAATGGACAGGTGGAGCGTTCTAAAGGAGGGACATTGAATGGAATTACGAAAGTATCAAGAAGAGGCTCGTGAGTCCATTCAAAAAGAATGGGCAGAAGGTCGAAAAAAGACTCTTCTCGTTCTTCCAACAGGATGCGGAAAGACGATTGTATTTTCAAAAGTAATTGAGGACAGAGTGAGAATGGGCGAGAGAGTTCTCGTCCTCGCTCACCGTTCTGAGCTGCTAGACCAAGCGAGTGACAAGCTTCTCCAAGCGACAGGACTTCAAACATCGCTCGAGAAAGCAAGTTCCACAAGTCTTGGTTCATGGAATCGTGTGGTTGTAGGGTCCGTTCAAACCTTGCAGCAACCAAAGCGACTCGCAAACTTCGAGAAAGATCACTTCAATACAATTGTGGTGGATGAAGCTCATCATTGCATCTCAGATGGCTATCAACGTGTGCTCTCACACTTCGATAGTGCGAATGTGCTCGGTGTGACAGCTACTCCAGACAGAGGAGATATGCGTAATCTAGGGACATACTTCGACTCGCTAGCCTACGAATACACTCTGCCTAAAGCCATCAAAGAAGGCTATTTGAGCCCAATCAAAGCACTCACGATTCCGTTGAATCTCGACCTTTCAAGCGTATCGATGTCACAAGGTGACTTCAAAGCGAGTGATGTTGGGAATGCGTTGGATCCATACTTGGAACAAATTGCCGATGAAATGTTACAACATTGTAAAGACAAGAAGACGGTCGTATTTCTTCCGTTAGTAAATACATCCAAGAAGTTCAGAGACATCTTGAACTCGAAGGGATTCAAAGCTGCGGAAGTAAATGGAGAATCTAAAGACAGAGCTGAAATCTTAGAAGATTTTGAAAATGATAAATACAACGTACTATGCAATTCAATGCTTCTTACTGAAGGGTGGGATTGTCCATCTGTGGATTGCGTGGTCGTGTTAAGACCGACAAAGGTTCGCTCGCTTTATTCTCAAATGGTAGGGCGTGGAACTCGATTGTTCCCAGGAAAGACACATCTCTTGCTCCTCGACTTCTTATGGCATACAGAAAAGCATGAATTGTGTCGTCCAGCTCATCTCATTGCGGAGAACGAGGAAGTTGCAAAAGCGATGGTTGAACGTACTGAAGAGAACACAGGAGCAGAATTTGAGCTTCTCGAATTAGAAGAAGTTGCAAAAGAAGATGTGACCGCACAACGAGAAGAAGCACTTGCGAAACAACTCGCTGAAATGCGGAAGAGAAAACGCAAGCTTGTGGATCCGTTGCAATTCGAGATGTCGATTCATGCCGAAGACCTCACGAGCTATGTTCCATCATTTGGATGGGAGATGAGCCCACCTTCGGATAAGCAATTGCAAACATTAGAACGACTCGGAATCATGCCTGATGAGATTGGCAATGCTGGGAAGGCTCAGAAGATTCTTGACCGCCTCTCTAAACGCCAAAACGAGGGCTTGACAACACCAAAACAAATCAGATTATTAGAACGCTATGGATTTCGAAATGTAGGAATGTGGCAATTTGAAACAGCCTCAAAACTCATCAATCGCATTGCTGCGAATGGATGGAGAGTCCCTCACACAATCGATGTCCATAGTTACCAAGGAGAGTGATTGAGTGGAAGAAAACAACTTACTTGAATTATTAGAATACATCGACCCCTCATTCCTCAACTATCAAGAATGGGTCAATGTGGGAATGGCTCTCAAACATGAAGGCTATTCGGCATCAGATTGGGAGTCATGGTCGGCTCGAGATTCGGGACGATATCATCCCGGGGAATGTTACAGAAAATGGGATACGTTCCAAGGGACGGGTTCTCCTGTTACGGGAGGGACAATCTTCCACATGG